CCTATATCAATGCTACCATATGTCGAAAAGGCACTTGCATGGAAATTTCTATGTGAATGCGGTATGTTTAATCTAAGTGATGGACAGACGGACGGTTTGCGCTAATATAGGCAAGAAAAAAGTTTTGAAAGTCGCTGAAAAACATGGTAGGCAACAACCCTAACAAGGGAGACGCGGAAAAAGCGTTAAAATACTGTAAGTGGGCGGTATAGTCGGCAGTAGTCGACACGGACTTGCAACTCGTCAATCAGGCTCATAGAACACAACTCACATATAGGTGAATGTTTCTAAACAACGTTACAATTTCAATCAGGCGTCTTGTTTAGAGTTACTGCCTATGGCAGTATTGTACATGTTTACGACAAGTGCAACTTTCACTGTGTTTTGTCTCTTGATGTAGCACACGCAACAGTGTGTAGAACGTTGGTAAAACACGTTTATACAAGTACATATTAGTCATGGTATAGTAACCATAGCTGAAATAAAGCATGGCGAACAACTGACAACTAAAATCTTAGAATAAAAGAGGTAAATAATTATGGCAAAAACATTCGATAGCACACGTATTCAGGTCAAAGCAGTTAACGTTATTCCAGAAAAAGCGACAGAAGTTTACAATCATGTTCGTTTTCTGGTGTATCAGTCTTTACGCGACAGCGCAAAAAAGACTTATGATACATATACAAAAATCCTCGAAGAAACAACGTTGAAAGACGCCGACTTTGAGACAGTGACACGAGAAGAACTGTATAGCGTACACGACGAAAAATTTGATATTAACAAATTTCTCAACGCGCGTACAAATTTAATTGACGCACGTAGCGAAATTGCCGCCCTTAACGGTAAAGGCGTTAATATTGAAACTTTCAACGCTTTATTAGAAATTGACAGAACATTTTTGATGCTTCAGGCACATACTTGTATTTCGTCGATTAAACTTGATGAAAAATGTCTGATTGACGGTAAAGATGAAAATGGCAATGATAAAATGTGCGATTTTTCAACCCTTATCGCAGCATACTATAAAAAAGGTACGGGGGTGACAGCATTTAAGAAAATGCTTGTAAGTATTTTCCATAGAATGTTTTCAGAATCTGGTGTTATGTTCTATGGCGTAAACGTCAAAAAATCTGATATTTCAGAGGAATGCGTTCGTCACTTCATTGCAAGTTTTGGCGGTACAGCTTCCAGAAATAGCCACAAAGATGGCGATACAACCGTATGGAATAACTACACCTATCAGATGAAAAACAATAAACAAAAGGTACTTTCTTCACTGACAGACCTTTTTGCGGTCATCTTCGACGGTGGAAAAATCGCAGTCAATAGACCAGAAGAAACACCAGAAACACCAAAAACAGAGGAAAAAGAGTCCTAACAAGGACTCTTTTTTAGTGCAATAAAAATAATATGCCTATATCATAGTACAAAATGTATTAGGCGGAAAGAGGTATAAAATGGGTAAAAAAGGTATAAAACAATATGCTCGTATTGCGTCAAAATACGGGACAAAATTTGAGGGGTATAATGTGCCAGTTGGCGCGATTTACGGACGTGTTTTAATTCCATATGAAAAAGGCACAGAGTATATCTTTTTTATCTGTACTCAACCTAAAAATATTCGCAAGGATACTATGCCAATTTATGTTTTAAAACCGTCATGGGTAAGCAACAGATGGCGCGAAATGCTCATAGGACGTGAACATCCGGCATTTACCGCAGTCGCAAATATTTGTCACGAAATAGGCGGAACACCTAAAATCAAGACATTTCAAGACCCAAAAGTAGCCGAAAAACGCGCCGAAAAAGCCATTGACAGAGCTTATAAACAGGTTTCACGTCAATATGGTTTACGTCCGGTTCCGTGTAATGGCGTTCGTATTAAACCAGAATATGATAGTTATGTAACGCCACAGCAGGCGCGTATTCCGTGGGATGAATTAGTACATGATGAAGAACAAGTGTCATATAACAATGATATTATTTGTCCTGAATCTATATCTTTCAGACCTTTTGAAGGATACACTGATACCTATGAAGCACGTCGCAGAGACGGCATGAAAATCAATCAGATTAAGTGCCGTCCTGAGAAAGTTGAAAAACGTGCTACAATTGTAGTAAAAATTAATGGTAAAATCATTGACTAATCATACAATCCCACCTATAATGAGAGGAGATGATGTCGTGGAGGTGAACTAATATGATAATTGATACTAAACAATATAATTTTTCAGAGTGGGATTCCAAACGCCGCGAGCGTGCGTTGCATATTATGGATGAACATGTGAAAAAATACTGTCAACCGTCAACCTATGATTATTGGTCTTGGCATTCCGTCGGCAGTGAGGGTAAAAAACCAGAACAAATAGCTTCTGAATACAAAGAATATTCAGAAGATGAGAGTAAATTTATACAAGCTCTTTGGGCATTTTACATCTCAATGACTGCTAAAGATGAATATGCATGGTCCAGTGACATAGCAAAAGCGTTTACAAAATAATAAAGCTTCTAAAAAGGAGAGCGTAAGCTCTCTTTTTTAGTACACAAAAATCAGAAAGGCAAATAAATGTTATCACAAATTTTATCAAACCCACAACCACATCCCAAGTACCAGATTTGTCTCATTACACAATCGGGCAGATCCGGTACAATATTACGTCACTTGTACACATCACCACGTACAGGTGCAACGTATTTCAGTCGCAATCATGCGAATAACTACACGCATGAGCAGGCGACAGCAGTATTACAAAATCTGCCGTATCCAGACGCGTTCATCCAGTCTGAATACGACTGCCATTACCGCGAGACAGACGAACGCGGTAACATCAAGGATTACATGTGTGCATAACATAACAGCACATAAGTAATAAGTAACTAATCAACAAACTTGCTATCCCTTATTCCTGTGAGGAGCAGGCTATTTCCTAACGGAAATTGCAAGGTCGAACCTTGATGAGGGATTTTTCTATACTCTTCTATAATGCCCATGAAGAGTATAGATTTCACCAAGAGAAATAAATTGGTTATGCCTAATCCAAAAGGCAAGAGGGAGAAAATCATGACAGAAATTAAAACAAATGAAACAATTAATGTTTTCCCATGTACATACATACTTATCAGTCGAGCAATTCGTCCTCTCGATCATGAAACTATAACAAAAATATGTCAACAGGATGAAAACTTCCAAAAACGTGTTTTAGATCTCCTTATCAACATATGTGGGTCTAGTGTATATACAGACATTGAATTTCAAGATTGGTCAGAATATGAACCTGATAAATCCTCTAATGGTGGTTGTTATAGATTCAGTAAACATTACTACTACAATAAAGATTCAGATTTGTGGACACTACAATACGAAACATCCGCAGATATGGAGTATTGTCCTATATGTGGACACTTTGGAAATCATGAAGAATATGATGACGATACATTTATCGGTTATTCTTGTGGTAGTGCAAAAATAATTTCATCTACAAAAATGATTCAAACCGTAATTAGTTTTATGCTTAATTACAAAGATGATACTGATCATATTATGTTGGTTAGATAAAACAAGGAGGAATTAATCATGAAAAATAATACAATTAAAGCATTCGATTATTTTATATCTCGTAACTTTTTTGGATACAGTGCCCATACACTGTATCAGGAACTCTGCCATTCATATCCGGCAGAAGTAGCATCCCAGTGGGTGTATGTCAATATATGGCACACATTCATTGATAATGATACGCCAGAAGATATTGATATTGCTCGTCATGTGGCTTGCATTATCATTGGTGATCCGAACTTCGAAATTCGTGCACTTGCTGCTCGTGATTATATCGAGTATTGCATGGCTACTCATGAATATGAGCGCCTTGCAGTTCTTACAGATGATGCACTCGACCTGTATATCAAAGGCGTTATTAGTCTGCATGAATTCAAGCTTATCATTGCAGCTAACAAAAACTAATTAAATTATCTGCCGGTTTATATGATTTTCCTTGACTGGCGGATTTGAAAAACGGAAACAAATTTAGAATTGATTTTTCTGGACGGGATACCCCCATGTACAGGGAAATTGATTCTAATATACAGGGAAATAAAAATAAATCAGCTGTCCTATCGGCATACGGGGAGAATGGAGAATAGCCATGACAACAACAACTAATAATTTCAACTTCGTAACATTCTCAAATAACGTAACAGTAGTGAACACTACTCCGCATCCGGTAACAATACAGGATGTAAATGGAAGTCTGATTTCAGTGCATACAAGTGTGTTGATTAACGCAAAGGCAATTGAAAAACAGGTATCACCTCTGTTTGTAAAAACAGAGTTTGTAGGCACTGATGAAGGAAGGGAAATCATTTCTTCCATCAAAGAGTCTTTCAACCAGAACGCTGTGGTTGGGGAGACTTTAGTAATCATTGGTAGCATTATTGCTGCTCAGGCATATCCGGGAGAAGTATTTGGACTCACTCCAGTCCCAGGTTACGAAAGAGTGGCACCAGATGACAAGAGAATGCGTTGTGACAAGTTCACAACTTTCGCGTAAGGGAGGGAAATAGCCATGACTAAAACAACAAAAACTATCGTTACTGCAATCGTAGTAACAACAACATTATTCTCAAGCTGTACTCCAGTATCAGCAAGAGAAATCACTTCCATTAATCGTACAGAAACCGGAACTCTTTATGGTTTCAGTGACGGAACCGGATATTATACAGAGGAGATTGAAGGAATCAGCACTCTTGATAATCTTTACCCTCTGACTGGGATTGTAACAGATATTCAGTCTGGAGAGAATCCGGAAGTGGATCTTGTAACAATCACCTGCTCCAACGGAAATATGTTCTCATGGTATGCAGATGCCGGAGATTATGAAATCAATGACCTTGCGTCCTGTATCATGGATTCCAAGGGAACTAAATATGTAACTGATGACGAAGTGTTATTGGCACATTATGCCGGTGGATTAAAACACTTCGAACAATATAAAAATTAAATTAAACAGAAAGGAAATAAATCATGACAAGAGAAGAATATAATCAGCGTGTGATTACACGCAAAAAACGATCAACCCTTATTAAAGGCAGCTTAGGAATAGCTGCTTTTTTAATGTTCGCAAGTATTGTCGGACATATTGATTCTGACGTATATGCCGGAATCCATTCCGTCAAAGGAACTGTTTCCGCATCAGGAAACTATATCCTTGATGAGAATGGAAAAGCATATGATGTATCCGGATTCCAGAGCGGATCCGAAGTAACAGTGAAATTAGATAAACAGGGAAATATCCTGTCTGTTGTAAGTAAATAAGTGAGGTGATTATATGTATTCAATGGAAACTTATCTTGATGATGATAGACTTCCGGTTATTGAGAAAACAAAAATATGCGAAGAGAAAGTAACACTCAATAATCCGGAACTAATATTTAATTTCTTAAATAAATATCTTCGGCTAGGGAACCGGACTGAGGAATATGTGCACCTAATATGTTTTGACACAAAATCACATCCATTAGGTTTATTTGAAATTAGCCATGGGACTGTGAATTCGGCAGTATTATCCCCAAGGGAAATATATATGAAAGCTCTATTATGTGGTGCTGCCAATATAGTTATGGTCCATAACCATCCTAGTGGCGATGTCTCTCCATCTCAAGTAGACATGAACGCTATGGAAAGAATTAAATCCGTAGGAGAATTGTTATCACTTCCCTTAATGGATTTTATTATATGCGGAGATATCAGCTACTTTTCCGCTAAAAAGCAATCAATTCTTTAGAAATGAGGTGAATCATATGGAACGCAACTACAAACTCCGAATTTACTACAAGTCCGGCTTCCAGAAGGGAAACTTAAAAAGAGAAGAGTTCTTTTCAACCAAAGAATCCATGCAGCAGAGATACAGAGAATTGTTTAAACCAAAAGAATATGCTCTGAATCCCACAGCATGGGAAAGAATAAATGGAGAATGGCTGAGAATGTTTATTACATCGGCCGCATAAGAATGGAGAAAAATATGATACCGAAACAAAAGAAATTAGATGCACTTAATGCCGACATCAGAGGAATGGTGAAAGCAATCAAAGACTTCAAGGCAAAAAGAAAGGCCGCCATTGAAGCAAATGATTATGAAACAGCAGAGCAGATGTGGAGCAATGAAAAAGTAATGACGCAGAATCTAGCTGAAGCAAACTACCAGAAGATTAGGCTGTACTATTCCAAGGCAGATGCAATCTATGAAGATAAAATTATTGCAATCTGCAGCCTGCCAGGACTTATTGGCATGAAAGAAGCGAAATTAATTGAATGCTGTGCCAATATCAACGGTCGCAAGCTCTATGCAATTTAGAAAGAGAGGTGAACAACATGAAAGGCAACGGAAGCATAGGTAATATCGTAACTATGGGAGAATTTCCATTATATGGATGTACAAACATCCAAAAGAAGCATTACGAAGAAGCTCAAAGTCGATTCTTTTGGGATGAAGAAATCCGTAACTTAATGGAAGACTTCAAAATCCCTAAAGATGTGATTAACAAAGTCATTCGAACAACAGAAACCGAATGTGAAAACCAGACATCAAGGCAAAAGTACGATCATGCCTGGAGAAAGTTCTGGACATTGATCGGTTAAAAACTAAATAAAAATTAAATAAAAAAAAAGAGGTAGATTAAAATGATGAACTACAAAGCAATCGAAAAATTACTTACAGGAGAAACAGAGAAAGAAAGCAAAGTAATCAGACCGGAAGTATTCAAAGATCAGACAGCATACAACACGGTGATGAATAACTGCCAGAGAATCGGAGGCAAAAGATTCTGCTGTATTCCATTGGAGCTTCTGGAAATTGATGAAGATTACCAAAGAGTATATTGTATTAACATGGAGAAAGTATACTCTCTGGTACGCAAATGGGACTTCAATAAATGCGAACCAATTCTGGTATCTCCACATCCAGAAACAGCAACATTCGCAGTAATTGATGGATCTCATAGAATGCTGG